AACTTCAAATCCTAGCAAGTACAAGGAATTTTGGAGCCGCTGGTCGGAATTGAACCGACGACCTATTCATTACGAAGAATTAACCGACCCTATATGAACACTAGGAAGTTTATGATTTAGTGGCAAAGTTGCCAAATAGTTGCCACTAAAATATTATTTTTTGTCTGGTTTGCTGTCTTTCTCTTCAATCTCGCGAACTGCTTTTTCAAGCTGCACAACGCACCATTGCGCCATGTTCCGATGATCGGCCTGTGCGTGTTTGAATATTTTATTTTTCAGCTCTATCGGCATTGAAACGCCAAGAACTGTTTTGTTAGACGAGCGTGCTTTGTTTGTTTTCATTCTTGGTCTTTGTCAGAATTTGTTTTTTCTGCACTACCATTTTTTCCGTTTTGTAATTCAAGATATTTTTGTTGTACAAGGGCAAGATGGCTTGTGTTTACCTCCATAAGTGTTTGCAAACCTAACGCTAACGCATCCCTACACATCGTTGATTTTGGTTTTTTATAAATAACCATTACTTCCGTTAGTAAGTCGAGTATCTCAGTATCGACACGAAAATTAAGCATATTTTTTTTCATGGGTTAACACGTTAAGACATAATGCGTTTGTAAGCAAACAATAATTATTTGTTGGTCTTTGTAAAATAATCGTTGACGTTTGTATTACGTTTGTCTTACGTTTTTTGCATGGCTAATGAAGAACAAGCAATTATCAACACCGACGTGCCGATTACGGTGCGTATTTCCGCTCAATTAAACGCTGAAATTGAGGCATCAGTCATCGCGACCGGTCTCAAAAAAAGCGACGTAATCCGCCTCTCTATCTTGAGAGGATTGGAAATCTTAACGGGTCAACTGTCGTCATGAAAATCACGCTAGCCATCCTTGTTGGAATCAACCTCACCGTGTGGCTTGTGGTCACCGTCATGTACCAGCAGGCATGAAACTGCTGACCGCTGCACAACTCGCCGAGTTACTCGGCATGAACACGGCGGTGGTGCTGAGATGGCACCGCGCCGGTCGGATCCCGTCGAAGATCGACACCAACTTGCCATCATCCTCGACCTCCGACTCGTACACCCGGCGGCGCTTAATTCGATTCGTCTACGATGACGTCATCGAGGCGCTGCATGCCACGGCACCCAAAGCGGACCCATCCTTCTTGGTCTACTAAATGAACCACGAACGCATGATCACCTACTACAAGAGGCGTAAACGCCGCCAACGGCTGAACCACCTCGGGTGGTTATCGCTGGCGACCATAACCATTATGGTTGCGACCATAACCATTCTCATTCTCACCAAATAGACACCATAACCTTTTTACTTTTATGAAAAACGAAATTGAAAAAACACAAAAAACGTCTGCCCTGGCGCTCATGGCCGAGAAGTACTCGGTCGATCCAGACAAGTTGCTGGCCACTCTTAAAAACACCGTCTTTAAAGGCGCGACCAACGAGGAGTTGCTTAGCCTGGTGGTGGTGGCAAATGAGTACGGCCTCAACCCGCTGCTCAAGGAACTCTACGCTTTTCCAAACAAAGGCGGCGGCATCGTGCCGGTGGTATCAGTCGACGGCTGGATCCGGATGTGCAACGACCATCCGCACATGGACGGCATCCAGTTCGTCGAGTCATTCGACGAGGGCAAGCTGGTCAGCGTGACCTGCACGATCCACCGCAAAGACCGCGCTCATCCTACCTCGGTCACTGAGTACCTCGCCGAGTGCAAACGCGCCACCGACCCATGGAAGATGGAGACGCGGATGCTGCGGCACAAGGCGCTCATCCAGTGCGCTCGGGTGGCGTTTGGATTCTCGGGGATTCACGACGACGACGAGGCGCGGACCATTTCTGGCATGCGCGATGTAACACCGAGCGCACCGGCCGCAGTGGTGTCGTTCGCTCTGCCTAAAAACTCACAGGAAATCCTAAACGGAGCAACAGCATGAACTACCCAGAATGCGAATTGATCGACTGCGACCAACGCAGCGACGAATGGTTTGAAGCACGACGCGGCCACCTCACGGCAAGCGGCATGGGTGCCTGGTTGACCAAGAGCGATAAGACGAGCCACAAGGCGCGCATCACGGCGACGAGCCAGGTGCTGGCGGAAATTGCTGGTTATCCAGACCCCAAGGTGTTTGTCACGCCGGACATTCAGCGCGGTATCGAGCAGGAGCCGGAGGCCATCCAAGAGTTTTCCAAATTGACCGGGCTACTCGTGGACTCGATCGGTTTTGCCAAGAGCAAACACGGCCTGTTCGGATGTTCGCCAGACGGTTTGATCCTAGAGACAGGCGAAGGACTCGAGATCAAATGTCCGAGGGCAAGCAAGCTGCTGACCTACCACCAGATCGGCGGACTGCCAGACGAGTATCGGGACCAGGTACACGGGTCACTCGCGGTGACCGGCGCGATAGGATGGCACTTCTATGCCTACCACCGTGGCTTGCCTAGCTTCCATGTCTATGTACAGCGCGACGAGTACACCGCCCAGATGCTAGAAGGACTCAAGGCATTCGATGTATATCTTAAAGCAACGTCCGAAAAACTTCAAGCACTCGCGGCATCATGACGAAACACAACGCACACGAATTTCTGCCACTCTTGCAAGCATTGGTGGATGGTAAAAACTTACAATTCAAATCCGGCGAATTTGGTAATTCTTACTGGGAAGACTTTGGAGAAACTGAAGAAATCGGTTTTTACGACTTGCCAGAACACTACCGGATCAAGCCGGAACCTAGAACATGGGTAATATATCAAAATGTATATACCCACCAAATCTCGCACAATTGCTATAGTGATTCAAACTGGGAACGCATCGAGGTGCAGGAGGTGCTGAAGTGACTGACACACCAGAAACAGACAACCTAGCGCGAGGCAATCATGTTGTCCCTACCGAGTTCGCACAACAATTAGAACACGAGCGCGACGAGGCGCGAAAGACCGTTAAATCATTAAGGACGACATCATTAGACCTTCTTGCTCGGCTTAAAAAAACGCAAGATGTGCGTGACAGGCTGGCAAAAGAACCATCTGCATGGACAATAGATTGGCAGGCAGGCCCGTATCCAGACACAATGCGAGTTGTGCTGGCGACTGACGGTGAGATAATGTATGTGGCGACCTACACCAAGCATGACGGCTGGCAGGAAGTACATACATGCGAAAAGATCGACTACTACATAACCTACTGGGCTGAGATGCCAGCACTACCACAAGTATGAGCCAGCAGAGATTTTTTGAAGTAGAAGATGTGGCGGCGAAAAAGGCAGATGCGAACCGCAAAAGGTCTGCATCTATGAAACGCGCTTGGGAAACAGGCAAAGGGACGCTAGGCGAAAGGGTTAGGCGTGAAGAAACGCCGTGCAAATGTGGATGCGGGAATCTAGCGGAACTGGATCGGCTATACGCGAAAGGATGCTATGACCCAGGCGCTGCGCATCGTGGAAAGAAACACGGCGACGAATGGAAGGCAAAACAAGCCGAAGGCGTCAAAAGAGCCTATGGCGAAGGCAAGATGCAGCACGCGGTCAATCAGACTCCTGAGTTCATCGAAAATCGGATCAAGTCATTGCGCGGCAGAAAGAGATCGCAAGATGCTTGCCGCGCCACAGGCGAAGGCGTGCGGAAAGCATGGAAGGAAGGGAAATATCACGGGACGAAAGTCGGGGGGACGCGGGAACAGATGGACTCAATCAGAGCGATGCGAGACATGGAAACGCTGAAGCCTAAAATGTCGGCAAATCTCAAAAAGCAGAATGCGGAATGGAAAGAGTCTGGCCAGTTGGACGAAATCCGCCGCAAGGCCGGTAACGCAACCGGAATGCTCGATCACCTCGCCGCTAAGGTCTGGATCATCCGTGACCCATACGGCAACCCTCACAAGTTCAGTAATCTTGCGGAATGGGCGCGGCAAAACAAACACCGATTCGTGGATGATCGTCCTGAATCTCGCGCTCCGTTCTGGAAAAGGATTGCGGGAGGAATCACCGATCTTCTGAAAAAGGATGGGCGTTCTTGTTCTTATCGCGGGTGGACTGCCGTCAGCAAGCTGGAGCTTGACGCAGGCGGAATGGATCTACTCGGGCGCGATTATTTTCAGCAGAACGAAAAGAACAAATCAAATGAGCCAGCAGAGATTTTTTGAAGTAGAAGATGTGGAGGTGAGAAAATCCAAATGGATGAAGCGACACTATATCAATGTGATTACAAAACCAGAGGACATGATGCCATACAAAGTATACCACGGCATGGATAGAATATGCAGCGGCTGCGACGAGCATGCCGCTCTCCTAACGGCCTCTAAATTACTGGGAATCAAATCATGGTTGATAGAAGCATGATCTACATCGGCATCGACAACGGACTCAGCGGGGCGCTCGTGGCGATTAGTAGTCACCCGGGGCCGCCGATCGACATGGTGCTGATGCCGACCCGTAGCCAAGTCAAGGGCAACGAGGTCGATCCGGTGGCACTCAAGGAGTGGCTATACCTAGTGGGACCGCCGCACACCATGACAGCGATTCTTGAAACGCCTGGCAAACACTCACCAGGTGTGATGGCGCTCTGCTCGATGTGGGACAGCTACGGTTGCATCCGAGCGGTGCTGGAGTGCCTAGGCATTCGCCATCACCGCATCAGCCCACAGAAGTGGCAGAAGGTCATGATCGCTGGGTGTGCTAAGGGCGACACCAAGCCAGCGGCCGCAGTAAAGGTGCGGCAGCTATGGCCGACCGAGACGTTCTTGGCAACAAAGAGATCCACGGTGCCACACGGTGGACTCATCGACGCAGCACTCATCGCCGAATACGGCCGACTTAACCATCTATGAACCAATACGAAATACAAGGAATCCTGCATCACATCGCCGATGTGCAGGTGTTTGAAAGCGGCTTTAAAAAGCGGGAATTTGTCATCCAGATCGAGGACGGCAAGTATCCACAGAACATTAAAATCGAGGCGATCAAAGATGACGTTTTATATCTAGAATCCTACCTGCTCGGAGATAGCATCAGTTGTTCATTCAACCTCCGAGGCAACGAGTACAACGGGAAATATTACGTCAGTTTGCAAGCGTGGAAATTTGACCGCAAGAAACCAGGCGCGGCACCATCACCGGCACCGCAACGATCCGCAATGCAAAGCGGAGCTAAGCCACCAGCAAAGGTATACGAAAAGAATGAGGACGACGATATCCCATTCTAAAGATTTCTGATCGGGACCAGAAAACAGGACAAGGCACAATGCATCGCCTCACCGGGATAACTCGGTGGGGCTTTCTGGGTGTGAAAATGGAAGCCATTATTATGGGCGTGGGTGCGCCAAACGATACCGGGAAACATGGCAAAACTATGTGTGCTATTGTTTTGACCAGAGAACTAGGATTTATCCGCCTTTATCCTATACCTGCACACCTTCTATTTCCTGTTTGGGGTGTAGTTAGTATTACAATCGAAAAGGGCAATGATCCTCGCCATGAGACGTATCGGATTGTAGGTTATAATTTGATTGGCAAAGTTTATGACCCAGATCAAAAGCGAGAAATATTAGACTCTGTAGTCATTAAATCAGGATACTATGACCCAATCAAATATCAGAACACGAACAGGTCTAGCATTGCTTTTGTGAAACCTTCTTGGGGAGACTGTGAATTTGCAATCTCTCAGAAAATCCCTAAAAACATACCTGAAGATGATTTTGAATGCGGATGGATAGTAACACAAGGTAGACATTGGCAAAAGCCATATGTTTCTTGGAAATCGGCGCAAGGTGTATTTCACAAATCTCATCTTGGTGGAAGAGAAATTTATGAATGCTTAAGGCGCAACCCTGAATCTGTTTGGGATTTGATGAACAACCTGCGCGTTAATGATCCAAGCTATGATTTTTGGATGCTTATGGGCAATATGAAAGACAAGCGTAATGTTTGGCTTTGTGTCCATCTACATAGACTTAAAAAAAGAGAGGCTGTTTCCGTAAATCTTTTTAAACATTCTATTATTGGCGATGGCAACTGGCCTTATGGCCAGCAAGCAACAACCAACTCTCGCATGACTGATGGGCAGCCATTGCTTTTTGATACATATAATATATGAACAAACACAAATACAACATATTCCCCGAAGCTAAGGCCGAGGATTTTACCCGCCTGCTCGATGACATCCGCACGAACGGATTCGATCAAAAGCAACCTATCACTCTTTATCAAGGAGAGGTGCTGGACGGATGGAACCGCACGAAGGCTTGCCAAGAGCTTGGAATCAAGCCGCCGACCGTCATGTTTACCGGCACCGATACCGAGGCCATCGCCTTCGTGATGCGCACCAACAAACGCCGCAACCTGAACAAGGGCCAGTGGGCGTGCATTGCTGCCGATGCCGATGACCTGCTGGTTATGATTAGGCTAACGGTGGAGAGTGATAGGCGAGCGAAGCAGGCGGCTACACAATCCGAACCTATCCCGCAAAAAATTGCGGGACAGCCTAAGAATGATAACACAAATGAGACATCCGCCAAAGCCGCCGAGCTTTTCAACACGAACCGCACCTACGTCAATCAGGCGGTTAAGATGAAGACTGCTGCGCCTGAAGTCTTTGAGAAAGTTAAGGCTGGCAAGATGACCATGCAGGACGCAACCAAGGCTGTTCGTGCTATCCCAACTGACCCATGGCTTGATGACGAAAAAGAACGCAAGGCAAAGGTCGAATCAGGACAAGCCGTAGTTGCCAATCAACAGCGGGACAAGAACCTCATCGCATGGGCTGAGAATAACGCAAAGGCAGTGCGTGTTGATCGTGGTACGCTATTTGGCAATCCATTTGTACTGGGTGCAGATGGCGACCGTGATGCTGTTTGTGATGCTTATGCTAATCATTACCTGCCGTATAAGCCATCAATCACCAATGGATTTCTATTCCTGAAAGGCAAAGTTTTGATCTGCCATTGCTATCCACTGCGATGCCATGCCGACCGTTTAATTTATAGCGTTAATAAACCCTAAGCAGGATTAAATATTACCTAACTGACCAAATGATACCCATGAAAACCAACCAACAACTACAGGACGAGCTACTCGACGCACAGCGGATGATCGAGAAGCTGAAGACCGAGCTAACCAAGGCGCTAGATGCCTTGGTGGTGGCACACAAAACCTACACCCAGAAAGCTGCTTAACCATGGCCGGAGACTGGATCAAGATTGAGCATGCTTTACCGGATAAGCCGGAGGTCATGGAAATGGCAACTGAGTTGGGTATCGATCCCGATGCCATCGTCGGAAAGCTGATCCGAATCTGGACTTGGTTCGATAATCACACCGATGATGGTAACGCAAATGTAACGGTGCGAGCGTTACTTAATCGTTACACGGGTGTTACAAACTTCGTTACAGCAATGGAAAATGTCGGGTGGATTGAAGAATTAAACGACCGTTTGATTTTGAAGCACTTTGATCGTCACAACGGACAAACAGCAAAAAACCGTGTAAATACGAACAGAAGGGTGGCAAAAAGCCGAGCATGTAACGCTCGTAGCGTTACAGATGTAACACCTCCACCGTTACAAAAACCGTTACCAGAGAAGAGAAGAGAAGATATAAAGAAGGAGTTTCCCATTTCTCTCGACACGGATGCATTCAGAGCAGCGTGGAACAATTGGAAAGAATATCGAAAACAGGCGAACCTCAAAGCGTGGTCGCCGATGACCGAGAACGCGCAACTCAAGAAATTCAGCGCGATGGGAGCGGTGAACGCGATTACGGCCATCGAGACTAGCATTCGGATGGGCTGGCAAGGTGTGTTTGAGCAGAAGCCGATGAAGAAAGACAGCTTCACCTCGTCGGATGTCGGACTAGGACGGAATTTCACCTCAGCGGAGGTCGGGATATGAGCCGAGCAATGCCGAGCGCGGTGATGGCAGAGAAGGCCGTGGTGAGTTGCATGATCCAGAACCCGAGAGGATTCGTGGGACGGGCCGCAGCGGAGGGACTCGATGAGGCGGCATTCTGGCACCTCGGACCGCTGAGGTCGGCGGTGATCGATTTCTACAAAGCCGATCCCGAGATTGAGGGCGAGATCGACATGGTGGCGCTGGTCCAGGGGATGGCGCTCGATGGGACATTGGACCGATCCGGTGGACCAGCGGCGGTGTACGAGGCCTACACCTACGCGATCAACCCGGCTGGGTGGTCGAAGTGGTCGCAACAACTCAGAGAGGCGAAAGCTCGCAGGATAGCCATCACGGGCGCGGTGACGCTCGATGGGGCAAATGACAGCGAAGAGGCAATCGAGACGGCTAAAGGCACCTTAGCGGCACTCACAGCGGCCGTCAGCGGCAAACTAAGAGCTGTGACCGCTAAGGACGCGGCAAACGCGTTTATCAATTCATACCAGAACGATCACGCCGCCGGTGACATCCCCGGGGCTAGCACCGGCATCGCCGAACTGGACGCGCACAGCGGCGGTATGAGGGCGGGTGAATTCTGGGTGATCGGAGGCAAACCGAGCCGAGGCAAATCTGTGCTGATGTTGCAGATCGCATCCGAGTTTATTGCCAACGGCAAAACGGTGGCGGTGTTTAGCCTGGAGATGATGGCGAACGAGATTATAGGCAGACTAATCTCGACCATGGTGCATGTGGACTACGGGACCATCACTCAACCTCGCAGTGCGAACACTGGAGAGTTGGCAAAGATCAAGCGCGGGGTGGAAAATTTAATCGCCAGCAACCTGTGGGTGGATTGCTCGCCAGGACAAACGCTGGATACTATCGAGACGGAGGCCGAGCGCATCCGTGATGTGAACGGTAGCATATCGCTGGTGGTGGTGGACTACCTGCAACTCATCCGTGGATCTAGAGCGCGGGGCGAAAGCAGAGAAGAGGAGATCGCCAAGGTGAGCGGTGGGCTGAAGCAACTGGCAAAGCGACTACAGTGTCCGGTGATCAGCGCGACTCAACTCAACGACTCAGGCCAGACGCGGGAGTCACGGGCCATCGAGCAGGACGCCGATGCTCTGCTGATGATCGTCGAGGACGGGATTAAGATTTGTAAGCTCAGGAATGGTCAACGCGACTCGACGATGAAATTAACATTGGACGGGCAGTATCAACGGTTTAATCATCGCTAATGCACCCGTGTCGATACCCATGCAATAAATGCATATTGACTGCATTTGCTAATTGAGTAATATTGCAACTGTGTTGCATGAGAAATCTTATACGCACGACATTGCTGCGGCGATCGACACCGAGCAAGAGATCATCGCCGACGAGTTTGGCGTGTCTCTAGAGACGGCTCAGCGCATCATCGACTACGCGCATGACCAGTCGAGGCGACTCGAGGCCGGTATGCTGGCCAGCGTCATCGGCATGCTGCTTCAGAGCAAGAACATGGTGGTGATGATCCACTCGCTTGCCATTGCTTTTAACCTCAATGAGCTGAACGGCGTGAAGTCACAAAGCGAAATTGCCAAGAAGCTCGGCGTTACCCGGGCGCTCATCTCGCATTACGTCATCGCCTGGCGTGACCTGCTATCGAGTCAGGTCAATGACGTGGACAACACGACGTTTCGCAAGCGCAACTCAACCCGCGAGATATACAGCAAGGTGGCTCAATCACCTACAATCCAAGCCAAACACAAATATGACTGACATCGTACAACATAACGCCAAGAAGCTAAGCCTAAGCAATGACCTGACCAAAGATGAATGGGAATCAGAACACAAGAAATTGCTTTTTTACAGATATGCCGCAAGAAGTTTTGTTAAGCAATCCAGACAATATGCCGAGAATAAATGGGGCGCAGACTATGTAGCAGAATGCGAGCAACAGTTCGAGCTAGACCTAGATCTTCCTCGCCTTGAGGTAAAGCCAAGCCTTAACCCAAGCGACAAGTCAGGCGGCATCATCACGATCGAGGGCATATCCAAATCGTTTACGATGTGGGATAGGAAGATGCTGGATCAGTTTAAAGCGTGGGACAACGTGCAGATCAACAAAGCAATCGCATTGCTTGAGCCGGTCGAGAAACGACTGCAAATGCTGAGATCATCGCTGCGGTGAGGCCACCCAACCGCCCCCCAGTAAGGAGACTCCTAACTGCCAGAAACGATCGGGGTTACGGATCATCCCTTTTTGTCAAAATGAGTCATTTGCTGCCAACGATATGAAAAAGCAAACCAGAAACCAGCGGTCTGCAGAGATCGGCATCAGCATCCAGACTTTGTCGAACTGGGAACGTGCTGGCGTAAACGTCTGGGACGATGCTGATGTTCGGACCAAAATCTCCAGGTGCCGCATCCTACCAAAGACACTCAAGCCCGAATGGCAACCAGTGCCATCGGCACCGTTGCCAAGCGACCCGGTTGAATCATCCGATCACACCGAGCGCCTCATCTCCGAGCTTGCACATTGCACCGACAAGAACGAGGCACAGCGAATCAAGACGCAGATCGACGGTTTAGTGAATGCCTACAAACTGCGGGAAGCGGCGGGATCATACGTCAGCCGGTCGATGGTCGAGGAGGCAATGCTGCGGATTGGTGCCGCCGTGAAGGCGGCAATCATGCGGATGGAAGCGGACTTACCACCGATGCTCGAGGGCATGGCACCAGCGGGTATGCAGAAGGTGATAAAATCCAAGGTCGATGAGACGATGGCAATGCTGAATTCAGAGGCATCTAAAATATGGCAGCCGGAATAGAATCGATTCTGCGGATGTTCCGCGTAGCGGTCAGGCCGCCAGCACGACTGTCACCAGCAGACTGGGCGAGTGGTCGCGTGGCGATCATGGATGGACTGACACCCAAGTACCAGACCGAGAATGCACCGTGGCAGCGCGAACCGCTCGACACGATGGCAAACGCGGACGCAAAAGAGGTGGTCCTACTGGCCCCGATCGGCACCGGCAAAACCACGTTCATGGAGGCGGCGTTGCAATACATCATCGCCGAAGACCCCGGACCGACGCTGCTGGTCGGTCAGACTGATGACGACCTAAAGGACTGGGCTGAAACTCGGATGGACTACGCGATCCGCAACACGCCTGAGACAGCGGCGCTGCTACCCGAGGATCGGCACAAGAAGCGCAAGATGCAGGTTCTCTTTCCGCACATGAGTCTTTTCCTGACCGGCGCAAATCTCAGCGGATTACAATCGAAGTCGATGCGCCGGGTATTCTGCGACGAAGCGTGGCAATACAGACCTGGCATGCTCAACGAAGCCCGAGGGCGATTGCACGACAGGTGGAACAGACAATTTTACATCCTCTCACAAGCAGGCGTGAAGGGCGACGACCTCGACAAAGCGTGGGCAAATACTGACCAACGTGAATTTAGTTTTGACTGTCCGCTCTGTAAACTAACTCAGCAATGGCGGTGGGTAAACGTAGTCTACAGCGAGGACGAGAAACTACCAGCATTAGCCAGGGCGCAAACCGCGCACATGAAATGCGAAGACCCAGAATGCAAGTGGACATGCGCGGACTCGGCACAACCGCGGCGAGCGATTGCGGAATCGGGGAGGTATATCGCAACGCATGAAGGACTGCCAGGTCATGTCGGCTTTCACTACAACGTGCTTGCCAACTGGCGCAAACCGCTCTGGGAAATTGTCCTGCTGTGGCTCGAGGCCAAGGACGCAATCAAAGTCGGCAACGTCGATCCGCTGCGGCAATTTATTCAAAAGCGCCTAGCAGAAACGTGGGAAGAAGACCTGACCGACAACCGAAAAGAACTGATCGGGGATGGCTACACGATTGCCGAGTATGCCGACGGAAAGTTGATAGAAGATGAAATGGTAGTGAAAGGTACAAGAATGAGATTCCTAACTATAGACGTTCAGGCGGATCACTTTTGGTTTGTACTTCGTGCATGGCGAGCAAATGGCGAAAGCATGAAACTTCTTTTTGGTCGATTAGAGGGACTTCATGAAGCTGAAGAAATAGCCAGGCGATACAAGGTAAGCTCTACAATGGTCTTTGTAGATTCCGGTTTTGGAGGTAAAGATTTTGTTTATTCTGCCTGTGCAAAACGGGATTGGACTGCGTTAAAAGGAAGCGGGATTGAATCTTTCCCTTGGAGGAACAGAGACGGCAAGATAGTAGACAGACCATTTCAAAAATTTGGCAGAGCGATTGCGCTAGATGGCACATCTTGCCGTTTTGCAAACTGGAGCAGTGATCGGATCAAAGACATTGTTTATGCATACCGCACGGGAAAAGGGCCAGCTTGGGAATTGCCAGATGATACATCACCAGAATACGTCAAGCAAATCGACGCAGAACGTAAGGTAGAGGTTGTTAATGCCAAAACAAAACAGGTCCAAATGATTTGGAAAAGATTCAGAAAGGACAACCACGCCTGGGATTGCGAGGCCATGCAGATCGTGGCGGCCTTAATGCTCAAACTCATCCCGGGCTTCAATGTTTGACAAGCCTCCTTTGAGGGATGGCAGCAAACGCAAGAGATGTGGCGAGAAATCTTTTCCAATATGCAATCGGTGATGCTGGTCGCATCGCCGCGATCCAAGCTGCATTTGACTCATCGGTTGCTGGCGCACTTACCAAGGGCGGCATGGACATGATGACGAGCGCCACCAAGAACTCGGTGACCATGCAGAAAATGATCGGGCTGAACGAGGGAGACAGGCAAAACGCATTGCGCCTGGCACTTGATTACTTGGCCGCCGGGTTTGTGCCAATGCAATCCCGGTCGAGAGCCAGATTTTTTTAACGTAAACATATGGCAATACTCGACCAATTCGGCAGGCAGGTTAACTATAAAGCCGCAAGGGCCGCGCAGCAAAACTACCACAGGCCGTGGGAGCCGGTGCAAAAGCGCGACATCGAAGACCTCGTGCCGTCGAATGATCGCATCACGTTGCAGAGCCACGCTCGCAGGATCTATCTAAACTTTGGACCCATCAAGAATGCCATCAACCAGCGCAGCATGTATGCCGTCGGCAGGGCATTCGTGCCGATTTACAAGGGCGCTGACGAGGAGTTTGGAAACATTGCTGGCAAGTTTCTCAACGATATCTTCTACAAAATCGGTGATGCCAGAGGCGGCATGCATGATTTTAAAACCAACTTGTTTGGGTGGTCATCCTCCATCGATGTCGATGGTGAAATCTTTATCTTGCTGACCGAGACGGCGACAGGTTTTCCGCAATACCAAGGCATACCGGCACACCGGATCGCTACGCCCAAGGGATTTGCTGACGGGCAGATGTACCAGGGCGGCATGCTCAAGGACGGCATCGTTCACTATCAAAGCGGCGAGGCAAAAGCCTATGCATTCTGCGACAAAAATGGTGAGCTTGACCAGTGGTTGCTAGCTGAAAATGTCATCCACTTATTTGATCCAGAATGGCAATACCAAAGCCGCGGTCTAACAGCATTGACGCACTGCATAAATGACTGCCGCGACATGATACAGTCGAACGATTGGGAACGCCTTGCCATGTTGCAGATGTCTTCGATCTCTTTGGTCGAGTACAACGACAACGGCGGCCCAGACCACGATGATCCGTACAACGCACTGGTCGGCGACACCGAGACGGGCAAGGGCATGACAGTCGAGTCACTCGATGGCGGAACCGTCAGATATTTCAAGAGCAACTCGGGTGGCAAGATCGAGACGCTGGTAAACAATCGCCCTGGCAATCCATTCCTAGATTTCCACAACCGCCTGTTAAAATCTGCGCTGGCGGGACTCAACTGGAGCATGGCGTTTTACGATGGCCACGGTGCCGGTGGTGGCACCGCTCAGCGCACCGAGATCGCCATGGCGCAGCGCTCCATCGAGGACAGGCAAGACCTGCTATTTTACGCCGCCAAGCGATTGGTCGGCTATGCCATCTCGAAAGCCCAGAAGCGTGGCGACCTGCCAGCATCTGCGGATTGGTACAACTGGGAATTCAGCACACCGCCCAAGTTGACAATCGATGACGGCCGCATCACCAAGGAACTTGAAGCACTCTGGAAAATGGGTGCGGCCAACATGCGCGACATCGTCAGTATGCGAGGCAAAACGCTCGAGGCGCACTACGCAGAACGGGCGCAGGAAGTCGCACTACGCAAGCTAGCAGCTCGGCGAGCGGAAGAACTTTACGGGGTCACCATCGACGATCGTGAGATGTCCATGCTGACCCCAAACGAGATGGCACCATCAGATCAAAATACTCAAATCCAACCATGAAAATTGAAATCCAAAACCGCGCAGGAGTTATCAAATTAAACTCCGGGGTAAACAAAGAAAGCGCCGACAAACTCATCGACGACCTAGACCGCCTATACGGTCAATCCGCAGTGCTGGCGCAAATGTGCATTGGCGAGGTGGTATGCTCTGCCAGCGATGCGCTCGAGTTGGTCGAGGTTGAAATAAATTCGCCTGGCGGATCAGTATTCGAGGGCCAGCGGATTTACAACGCACTGCGCTCCATGTCGGCGCGGGGAGTCAATGTCACCACCAGGGTAAACGGACTCGCCGCCAGCATGGGCAGCGTGATCTTAATGGCCGGTGACCAGCGCGAGATGACCGCTGGCAGCCGGGTCATGATTCACGAAGCCAGCACTATCGCCGCCGGTGATGCACGCGCACTCAAGCAACAGGCTGATTTACTCGAAAGCATCAGCGCCGAGATCGCTGGCATCTACTCCGAGCGGTCTGGCATGGATGAAAACAAGATCCGTAAAATGATGATGGCAGAAACGTGGATGACCGCCGATGAAGCGATGCAAAATGGCTTCGTTGACACCGTCATCAAGGACGGCAAAGACAAGTCGAAATTTGACAGCGCTGCAAAGGGTATGACTGGACTACTTTCCAAATTGTTTCCCGGTAACGACGAGGCCGCGAAGATCGAGGCATCGCTCGTCGAGAACGATTCACTTCGCGCTGAGCTAAGCACCGCTAACGCTACCATCACCGAACTGCTCGCAGTAGGTGAGGCTAATGTCGCTCTACAAGCTGAGCTGGTCACCGCTCGCCAAGACCTTGTCAGTTTGCAATCCAAGTTTGAGCAATCGCTTAAGGCCGTCACCGAGCTTGAAGATGACGCTGCAAATATCGAACAGCACATCGCCGAAAAGGCATCCGAGATTCTCGCCTCTACGGGTCACCCATCTCCTGTTGCACTTGCCGAGGTAGCCATTGAATTGTCTATCCGCGCCCAGTACGACGCAATCACCAACCCAGCTGAACGCTCTGCATTCCGCAAAGCCAACTGGGAAAAACTCTCCACTAACAACTAATAAACAACCATGGCTAACACCTTCGCCGCAGGGCTTATTGTTGACTCGCTCCGCGATGCTGCAATCACAACCCTCTCATCCCGTTTAGCTCCGCTCAAAGCATTTGCGCGGGACTTTTCGGCCGATCAACTCCGCCCACGCGCAACTGTACAGGTTCCGATCTGCAGCGCTGGTGCTACCGTTCAGACCAACGCAACAAACTTTGAAAGTGGCGACACCACGCTTAGTAATGCTGCTGTTTCGGTTTCTCAATATTCCGCTAGTTTTGCTCTTACTAATAACGAAATCAACCAAGGTTTCCGTATTGAGATGCTGGCTGAAAAGAATCTTCGTCAACTTGCTAACAAAATTATCGACGTTGCACTTACACCTGTCACAACTACTAACTTTGGTGCTGCTGTTGTCGATGTTGACACTGCGTCTTTGGTAACTGCTACAAGTTTGAAAACATTGTGGGGTGCATTGCAAGATGGTTCCGAGCGCAACTTGGTTGTGGACGGTTCAATCTACGCACAATTCCTGCCATCTACCCTTGAGGGTTTCACCCTTGCTGGTAATGGCCGCAATGCTGGCATCTTTGGTTTTGACGGTTTCTTCTTTAACAACCGTTGGACGGGTGCAGGTGCAACGATCAAAGGATTTGCCGCATCACCAGAAGCTATCGCAATGGCCGCTGGTATTCCACTTAGCTCGCCAGTAACTGACGATCTGATCTCTCAGGAAAACATCCTTATTGAAGACCTTGGGTTGACAGTGCAGATGAACATGTGGAGCAGTCGCGCAAACCGCGCCCTGTGGTGTTCTTATGACATCATGTTCGGTGCAGTTGCTGCTGATACTTCGGCACTTAAAATTCTTGTCCTAACTCCATAATCTAATGGTTCCAATTAACTATATCCTTGTCACTGCTGAAGGTAAGATCATTCCTTGCATCAGCTTTGACGCGGGAGTGGTCGAATCCAAGAATCATGGCATTTGCAAACTTTACAGTCTCAACCTCGTTGAGGTGTTTAATGCAAACAAGGCTTTGTGGGTAAATGAGCTTCCAAAAAAGAAGCTGACTAAGTAGTGTATTCATAGTAAAAACAAAGCCCATCACCCATCCCGGGTGGTGGGTTTTTTATTTTAAAATACCAGTGATTTGTCTTTACGAATCTATAAATAAAGCCTACAAAAAGGCGTGCAAGTAACCCTTCTCCGCGACTACCAAGGTCAATCAGTTGACGGCTGGATGATGTCCGAGAAGCTTGACGGCTGGCGCGTCATGTGGGACGGTGCTGATTTTGTGACCCGCGAAGGTAACATCCTCGCAGCTCCTGCATGGTTCAAGGCAAGCATGCCAGCAATTACGCTCGACGGTGAGTTGTTCGCCGGTCGCGGCAAATTTAATGCGATCCAGACGCTGATGGCCGCTGGATGGCACGGTCTGACATTCCAAGCCTTTGACGTACCCAGCTCCGCACCATTCAGCGCCAGGTACAAGCAACTGCTCGCCATCCCTCTCCCAGCGCACGTTGGCATCGTCAAGCAAGTGCGCTGCACCGACACCCGCCACCTCATCGAGCATGCCGACGAGATCGTCACTGCTGGAGGTGAGGGATCGGTTGTTCGCAACCCACGCGCTCGCTACATCGCAGGTCGCACCGATGACGTGCTGCGCTGGGTTCCACAATGCCCACGCCTTAACAGACTGAAGGCCGCCTAATTTTTGACTTCATACCTAATGGTATGAGTCTGGTTGATGATTTTTTATTGGTCGGCAACAACGAAGCAGATGCGTTGTTTGGCACACTAACGATGGTGGTGGATGGGCAATCCTTCCCAGTGGTTTGGGATGATGTCAGTCATACTTATGAAGGGGCGCTAGGTGGCTACGAGAACGATATCCAGACAATAGCTATAGCGCAACCGAGTCATGTTGCCAACCCTATCCTGTTGCTCAAAAAGCGATGCACCATCGGTGCGAATGCATATCGGATTTCTAAGGTTAGAATCGGCACCGTGTCCGTATCATTTGAACTGACGAGCATCAACAACTCGAAGTAAAATGAAAATGACCATCAAGACCGATCCTACTGGGATTGCTAGGTTTAACAAGTCGCTGGAGGACTTTACCAGGGCAACGGGTAAAACCGCTGAGGAAGGACTACAGCGCATGGCAAAATCCGCAGGACGCAGGTTAGTAACAACCGTGCAGCCCTACGGATTAAAAGGCGACAAGCTAGACAAATTCGTAAAAAGCATCGGTCACCAAATTGATAGCGTTTGGTTTGGGGTCAACATGGGTGCCTATCCAGAATCCCGAGACATTAAATCTGCACACAATGCTGCGCGAGTAAAAGGAGTTGTGCCATATCGACAGTTTAGAAAACAAAAAGGCAAGCCTTGGTTAGACCTTATTCCTGCCGGTCAGAAAAATGACTATAAAAAAATCCAGCAGGCGAAAGCATTTCGGGCAAAAGCTGCATGGGTAAAAGCATGCAATGATCTGGGTAAGCCCAAGATGAGCGGAGTTGATAGCCGTATCAACAGGCATGCAGAAGCGGCGCATGGATTTGTCACCAAGACCGGCCATGATATTAAGTCAAAGGTTGAGATCACCAACGCAACATCCTACATCAAAAATATCCAGTCTGAAGCAGAGGTGATCATCTCCCACCAGCAGGGATTTAGAAATGGCCTCAAGTGGATGCAAATCACCACCGCAAAATCAATCGAGAAAGCAAACAAATGACCACCTCACAACGGCTCAAACTAGCAACCATCGCCGCTCTGCAACAAAACACTCCAAGCACCACCATTACGATTGTGGACGCTAAGCTGCGCGATGCCATCGAGCTGCCGGTACTAGCTGTTGAGGTGACGAACACGGCCGCGCACAGCCAGGCATTGCAGCACGTCGAGATGGTCACCATCGCCGCAACATTGCGCGTCCACAGCGGGGACAATGACGATGACCTTGACGAGTGGATCGATCAGATCGAGTCAACATTCGGCGACTCGAGCTACATGAAATCATCCACCTTGGATGACATGAAAACCTACTCGTGGATTTACCAGGGCAGCACGCAGAGCTGGGATGAGAACATCCTAGAAGTATCGTTTACGGCTGAAGTGCTATGCTCGCGCTTTGATTTGCAGCCTCAGAACTAAGCCTAAAATTTGACATCCGGCAAGTGGTGAACACCAACCACTATGCCAGCAACAGTCTATAAAAGCACCGCAGCAGCCGATCTTGAGTACGGTATCGTTAACGAGTCAGATATCATCCTCACCAGTTTTTCTCGCAACGTGCAGTCGGTCAAGACCGAGGTGCGTGATGCAGTCAACGATGTTGTCGCCGTGGCCTATAGCGGTCTGACAGCAGCAATCTCGCTTGAGGGTTACGTCAATGGGTCTGCTGCTTATGATGTGGCAGCCCTATTGTCTCTTGCCAATGCCACCGACACCGGCGGCCTGAGCGGCGGCACGATCATCGTTGATTCCGTCAACGAGTCGAGCAGCCAGGGAGAGTTTAAAAAAGTCTCTCTCAGCGCCACGCAATATGCATCGACGATGACCACTTAATCTAACTTGCCGTTCGCCCTCCGGCATAAAATTGAGGGCAAACAAATATGACTCCGCAGAAATTATTTTATACGTCCAACCTCAAGACCGCAACAGCACTGCTGACGCTCGGGTTCAAAAAGGTGGCATTCACCTGCATGGTGCGGCGCGATGGTCGCGACTCGACCACTTACTGGTTTGAGCCAGCAAACGCAGCAGGGCTATCCGCAGACGCGGTATTTCAAGGCATGACAACTGGGGCCGATGCGCTCGCCAAAAAAGACCCAGAGAACGTCATCAATTACCTGCGAGCATACGCAGCAAACCGTGACGAACTGATAACCGACATCAAGGCCACGCCGAAGATGGTGGTTGTCGAGGTCAACGGGCGGCAGGTTGCCATCTCGGAAAATGCCAGCGATGCCACCAAGCTCGCCATTTCCAAACTAATCTAACCTATACAGACATGACAGAACTAACAGACGACGAAGAATTGAGACATGAAGGCATGACCGACGGCAAAAAGAAAAAGGGCAAGTTTATCCTGCGCCCGATGACCGGGCTGAGCTTGTCCTGGCTACAGCGCAACAAGGTCTTCGACGACGACTTCGGCGATCCGACATCCAAGACCGCTGCGTTTATCTACCTGCATTCGGAGTCGAAAGAATTGATCCGTACGGTGGTAAACAACCGCACCGACTTTCTTAATGCTGTCGATGATTGGATCGATACGCACATGCCGTACCACACCGGGCTAAACGATTACGTCGAGTTGATGAACACCGCGATGAATACCTACCTGGCGGCGGCATCGGTGGCATTAAACTCTAGTCCACAGGCTCCAGAGTCAAAAAACTAGCAGTCCCCAACTGGCTTGCAAGCTACGTCTATCACCTAGCGTCGGCAACTGGTTGGGGCTACAGGGAAATTCTCGAGGAGTTACCCATCAGCGCAGGGCTACAGATCATCGATTGTGACCTGTATTCAAAAGGAATCCATCGGACATACAGACCCAGAGAGACATCGTCCTTTGACTCGCTACGCTTAATTGAAGATGCATTCAAAAAATTCGCATGAGCAATAACATCACAGTTGGGTTTTCCGCCGAAGATGCAGGCTATTCGGTAACGGTCGCCAAGATCAACAAGTCTACCGAGACAATCAACAAAACCGTTGACCAGGTATCGAAGTCGGTTGGGGCATCGTTTGGTTCGATGGTTAAAGCCGGCGCTGCGCTCGCGCTTGGATTCGGTGCGCTCAACATTGCTGGGAATGCTATTGCTGGCAGCCTAGCAGACTTTGGCCGTGCGCTCGACATGGGCGGCGAGCTGAAGGATTTGAGTGATCGGACAGGCGAGACATCTGGAAACCTCATGGTGTTGCAGCGAGCATTTCAGAATGCTGGATCATCGGCAGACGCTGTCGGCCCAGCGATCAACAAGCTGCAAAAGTTTATGATCGATGCTGCCAATGGCAGCGACAAGAATGTCGAGGCATTAAAAAACCTCGGTCTGAGCTTTGATGACTTGAAGGGTAAGGCTCCGGTCGAGCAACTCAAGATGATCTCTGAGAGGCTCAAGGAAGTTGACGATCCAGCACAACGTGCAGCCTTAGCCATGGGCATCTTTGGCAGAGGTGGTGGCGCTTTAATCCCGGTGCTGTTGAATCTGAGTGACGAGATCGACGTGGCAAAATCACAGCTCGGCAGCATGCCAGAGGTGATGACTCGCTCGGCAGAAATCTTCGATAACATCTCGGACAACATCACCGTCATCAAGGGCAAGTTTGTGGAGTTTGCCGCTGGACTGATGGATCGCATGGCTCCGGCGCTCGAGCTGGTCACCAGCCTACTGTCCCGCATCGACACCGCCGCGATTGGCATGCGGCTCGGCGAGGTTCTGACCGGCGGCTCCAACGCCATGGAGGGATTCTCTGCTGCGCTCCAGGCGGTGAACATGGGCGAGTTTGGCAATGCGTTCAATTTGATCTTCAGCAGCATCAAGCTGCAGATTGCTGACTCCATCAACTCGATCTATTCATCGATCCGTGGCGTGATGGCCGCGATCCCTGTGCTGCTAGATCAATCAGGGATCTTGATTGTAATTGATGCGTTGATGGAAGGAATCATCAACAAGGTATCATCAAAAATGAACAAAATACTTGCTCAGTTTTTGATCTCAATCGGCAGATTTGATGAAGCATACAAAACATTACTAATTGGAACGGCTGACAAACAAAGAGCAGAAAACTATTTTGAGATAGCGAATGCTGGCTTTGCCTCGATGGGCGAAAATATAAAAGCCGCCATGACTCCGATGAAACAGGCTTATGATCAAGCAAAGAAAGATTCTGCTCAACTCGTTGATACGGTCGCAATGGAGAACGATCTCCAATCCGAGAAGCTGAGGTTGTTGAAAGCGCAGAATCAAGAAGCACTAAAAAAAATCAATGATGAAGATGTATTACTATCACTGCAAATAAAAGGCGGCGGCGAGCGAGCCAGCAACGCTGAGAAAATCAAGGAAATTGAAGCAGACATTGCAACGCAAAAGGGACTAGGCAATGAGCAACTGACCAAAGAATTAGAAGGTCAAAAGCAATATTATGTTGCACTGCAAAAAGCATTGGATGGCGGGGCAACTCTACAAGATGCTATGACATCAGCCGTTGCGGCTCAAGGTCAGCACCTGGAAAACAACTTGCAAATTAACAAGGGAATCACCAAGGAATTAAAAGATCAACTTACCGCATCTCAGCAGATGAATGCTGACATTGCCAAGGCACAGGAAAGCGAAAAGCTCGATCCCGGTGGCAAGATCAAATCAAAGTTTAGTGAGAAGCTCGGCGAGCGAGACTTTACCGGAGCCAGAAAACAATCTCGGATATTGCAAGGTAGAGAGGAAAACCAGCAACTGCAGGACGAGTTTAAAAAGGCTACCAACTCAACCAAAGATTTCGGCACATCGATCTCAGACATGGCAAGGAAGCTTGAGATCGACACCAAAGGCATGTCTCAACGAGAGCTTCGTGACGCGGTGAAGGAAAAGCTCAATGTCCGAAACAAAGAGCTAGCACCCGGCAAGCAAGGTGAGAAAGGCGGTGGGCAAGATGGCAAAGGCAAAGACCCAGCAAAATCTCTGGAAACCATCGCAAAATCAATCGATACCTCGGTCAAGAGCATCGATAAAAAACTGCCACTTATGGCGTTAGGAGTTTAAAAAATGAACCAGATTTACACAGCAAACGGCGACAACCTGATCGAGTTGCCAAACAGGACAACGGCAACATTTGCTAGCGGTCTAATGAGAGTTGACCAGGTGTTAACCTGCCCTACCAGATCGGTAGCAAATGCTCGGGCATCATTGCAAAACGGATCATCATTGAATATCGATGCTGGGCAGGTCGATGGGTTATACATCCATCCAGCACCACAAGAGAGACAGACCGAATACGGATTTACCGAGTTTCAAGTATCTGCATACGGCAGGACATCAACAAGCATTCCCGATCCAGTGGCAACTGAGGTTATTCTAACTGATGGAGGTACAGTTTTTTCATTGTTTGATTTGTTCTATCAAATTACTTTGCCAGCCGAGGAGGTTTACATACTGGAAACGCTTGCGTTATTTGAATCAGATTTAACCACGCCAAATTACATCAAGTACTTAGATTTTTTTGTCACTTTCATAAAGAAATACGGTGGCAACGGTCTTGATGGGTTTTATGATTTTTACACATTTCAACATCCAACTGTTGAAGATTTGTCTGTTGTCGTATCGCTTAAAAAGCCAAAGCCAACCATCTTAACGCAAAGGAATTTCGGAAAGTTTATCGAGCTAGATATTATGCTCACAAGGATTTATTGATATGGCAAACCAACCAATCGATTTTTCAGAGAAGGCAAAGATACCACCAGCAATCGGTGGTGCTGGTTACCCGTACCGCATCTCGGCAAAAGACTTGATGGCTAACTTTGTACACTCAGCCCTAGAGGTTGATACCAATGCACACAGCAGCGGCTTGCAGCTCGCTGAGACAAAGACCACCGGGCAAGGAGGCAATGCTGGCAGGAAAATATCTCTGACCGGCACGATCAGCAGTTTGCCGCCTGGAGTCGAGGGCAATATTCTTTACCATAACGGCACTGAGTGGATCGCTCTTTCTAATCCAAGCGGATCTGGGACATCGGTGCTAGGTCACAACGGAACGACTGTGCTTTGGCTTGATACCTCCGAATGCGATTGATATGCCAGTTATAAAAATGAATCTCAGCAACGAGGTCATTACCCGCAATGGTAGGCCATCATGCGTTTGCTGCGAGTTGACTGAGCTAGCCATCACCTACGATTGGACTGGCACTGACATGACTGACTTGGACACACAGACTTCGGCGTTCTCAGAAACCGTTGGATTTTCATGCGGTGACAGTGGGACGTATGTTTTATGGTTAATTGGCGGTGACGGGCGAACGGATGACCAGTCTAAAAACGGATTTGAGCGTGTAAACGTTCTTGTGGATTTAGCACGCACTGATGGTCTTTGGTCATCATCATACAATATCGAGTGCTTTGCAGGTTGGTACTCTCCGCAAGGTGGTTCTGGATTCGCTCTTTTGAAGGTCAGTTACAAAGGCGATTTAAAATTACAAACCATTTCTCCCGGCACACAGAGTGCATGTGCATCCACTCCAGTTGCCACCATCACCGTTTATGCAACAGTGCAACCTGACGGAACATTTTTTGAAATAACATGAATTGCCCTCACTATCTTGACGGTTGCCTGCTGGGTTACCACGGCGGAAAGCCATTAACAGGAAACTGCCGAGCATGCATAGAGGCAGGCGAAAATAATGAGGCATCGGCTAAGGCTTTGTTTGAGTTAGCCGATGTATCCCATCCTCCAACTAAAACGAGAATCTCTGGATGCTGCGACTCAGCTTTGAATCCTTCACCCGTTTGACACCGCGAATAAAACTGAACACTAGAAACAACTATGAATCTAAGCAACACACGCGCTACCGTCGGTCTGTCAACTAAAGCAACGCCGTTAAGCACTAACGTGCTGGGCGGGGTGCAAATCGGAAGCAACAACGAGGCATTCACGCTGGCCACAGCAAATGTTGCTTACTCTCTCCAGGCATTCTTTTCAGCTTCTGGCAATATCCTTTCGCTCAACCACCTCACTGGATCGACCAGCGGCTCAACCGCATATGGTGCAGGCACTGCACAGGTCGAGACGGCTACCGCTGTTGGCACGGTAACGATCGCAGGTAACGCATCTATCGTTGTGACAGCGGTTGGCATGACGGGATCACCAAAGACAATCCCTGTTGCTGTTGCTGCGTCAGACACTCCAACTTTATGGGCTGCAAAGGTTCGCACTGCGCTTGCTGCTGACACAGCGGTTACTGCACTTTTCACGGTTAGCGGTACAACCACTGCAATTATTTTAACCCGCAAGCCAGCAACCGTGCTGGTATCCGCTGGTATAACACATCACATCCATTCTGCTAATGATGCTACGTTGAACATTGCAATCGCGACAGGCACAGCCACTGGCATCACGGCTGCGGCAACCTCGGCTAACACGACTGCCGGAGTTGCAACTACAGGTGTGCTGATCTACGACGGTGATGCAAAAGATTTCGAGGGAACTACCTTGCCAACAATGACTGGCGTGACAGGCGAGCTTTTTAAAACCGTCGGCGCAGCATTTATTGTCACTGGCAACGTAAACGATTTGTTTACGATCGGCGCAAATGGTGCAGCGCAGTTTGTCCCCGGGCTTGCCGAGACAACCTACACATTCGCAGCTAGCGCACCAGGCGCATTACAAATCACTGTTGCTGGAGTCGCATAATCCACCATGGAGATTGAGCAACCAACTCTATCATATGGTTTGCGATCGATCGCGAAACCTTCGGGGACAAACATCTACAATGATTTAAAGCTAGGTGTAACGACACAGCAGGAAAACTTTCCTGATGCCGATGTGATGTATTCCATCCGTGCGGTGATGATCGGCACGGCATCCACGCTCACAATCTCGCAAGAGACTGCTGCCTGTACGTTTACCGCATTTGTTCCAGGCACAGCACAGGTTGAGACATTAACCTGCGTTGGTACGATAGCACAATCTGGAACCGCTGCCATAACCCTGACGGCCTATCTCATTGCTTTGCCTATAAAATATGTGCCTGTCTTGATTGGAGACACAGCCACGGTGTGGGCTGGTAAAGTGCGAGCAGCCCTCGCTGCCGACGCTAGCTTTGCTCAAGAATTTACGGTTAGTGGTACAACAACCTCGATCGTCTTGACCCGCAAATCAGTAACGATTGGCGGGGTATCGATTATAAAAGCCAACGACACAACATGCAACCTTGCAGTCGCAAACGGCACATGCACCGGGATTACCACAGCAAATTCTGCTAACACAATTTTGGGTGCAGCAACAACCGGTGTTGCATTGTATGACGGTGACGGCAAGGACTTTGAAGGCAACGCTATCCCCAACTTGTCATTGATCTACGCTGCTCTCACAGTCTGTTTAAATGGTGGGGTCGCGTTGCAAAACACATATGGTGGAACGACACTTTTAACCCCAGGCAAGCATCTTCAATCATGGGATATTGGTGTTGATGTTTCCGGTGAGCAATTTGTTTTCTCCAACCCATCCGCAAACCCTGACGCGTGTGATGTTACTTTAACGATACTTGGCAAGGCTGGCGGCACAAGCCCGGGTGGCGCACCAAGCAACAGCTTTACCTATCAAAACGATTACTACATAAATTTAGCCGGTACTGACTATTACACTTTCAACTAAACAAAATCATGCCAATTCCAGTAAGCACAGACATCAACTCATTGCTCACCGCAGCAACCGGCACTCCATCTAAAGATGCGCTTGGCGTACTAGGTGCAGTCAAAAAAGGCACGGGTGACATCGTCGCTGCTGACCTTGCAACAGGTGCAGTTGACCTAAGTACGGCAAAAGTTACAGGGACGCTGTCAGTCGCTAAAGGCGGCACAGGTGCAGCAACTCTTGCGGCTAACAATGTTCTACTGGGTAATGGGACAACGGCATTACAAGTAGTTGCTCCAAGCACCAATGGAAATGTGCTTACCAGCAACGGTACAACGTGGCAATCATTAGCACCACCAGTAGGTGGCAACCTTACAAGTGGCCCTGTTCTAAGTACAAGCGGTGCTTCAGTAATGCCAAGTCTTATAATGCACAGTAAAAATGGTACTTTAGGATATAGTAGTTTAAACACTATTGTGGGAATTGGTGATTCCTTTATTCGTAGATTTAACGCATATATATCAAATCATCCAGCAAATGATGGTTCGATGAAGGGTGTAGAGGGACCATACAATCCTTTGAATGGTGCGACTAGTGAAATCAATTATGTATACTCAGTAGCAGCAGTTCAAAATTTACCAGCAGGAGCATCTTATGACTATTCTTTTAATAGTTATGCTGGTCCAATGAGATCTATTTCGGTTATTTATCTTAAACAACCGAGTGGTGGCAACTTGCTGGTACAAAGAAAAGTAGGTAGTGGTAGTTTTACAACAATTGCTACAATCTCAACAGCTAATGCAACTTTAGACGCTGGTATTTACGAAGATGACTTCTTGATTAGTCCCGACGGTGGATTTATTGCTGCCGATTCTGCTTTGAATAATGAAATTCGTTGCCTTTCGTCTGGTGGAAATGTAAAAATTATTGCGGTTGGTTGTTATCAAAGCATTATAGGACTGAAAAATTTTTCTTTTGGGTCAGTATCGGGTTCCGATTGGGGGAACCAACTGGCTGGATTAAACTCTACGGTTTTCGCAAAGGTAATTGCTCTCACTGGAGCTAATACTTTAATTTATGATTATGCAGATTCGGTAATGTCTACCCAATGGAAGGATGATGTATACCCCGCAATTCGTGCCGCTGCCCCAGATTGCCAAATTGTTGTTTGGAATCCGAACCCAATTAAAACAACCAACGCTAATTACGCAAACAATGTACAGGGTATAAACGACAGTAGAACGTGGTGTAGTGCGAACGGAGTGCCATTATTCGACATTGCCGCAATGATACCGTCGTGGGAGATTGGCTTGCTCTGGGGTATTTATGATGCTGGTGACGAGATACACACCAATACTGCTGGTTCAAACGCAATTGGTGCGGCGTACCACCGTCACGTTTCTTCCGCATGGCCTAAACAGCTACAGCATAGGCTAGTACCGCCAATAGGTAACCATAGTGGCTGGAGATCAAAAGATATTCTTGAAATAACAGGTGCTGCTAGCGCGGAACTACGTTTCCATAATCGTGATTTAATTAACCCGTCGACTTGGGCTTCAATCTATAATAATACCAATGGATTAAACATAGTTGGTGGATCTGGTGGTATGCTTCTTAGGCTTGACGGATATGGTGTTGTTCCAGCATCTACAAATGATATTTTTACGGTTGGAAAATCTGGTCAACGGTGGGGATATTTTTATGGTAACCACGGAAATTTCGCAACGAGCTTAACTGTAGGTTCTGGCGCGGCTGCACTCGGCATTTTTTCAAGTACTGCTGCTCTTGATTTTCCAAGCATTGGAGCATTAGGTGAAGCTACTTTAACAATTACCGTTACAGGTGCTGTTACCACCAATAACCCTTCGGTATCTCTTGGTTGGAGTGCAGCACTGGAAACAGGAATCGTTGTAAAGCAAGCTTGGGTTAGTGCAACAAACACGGTTAGTATTCGGCTTGCAAACATTACAGCAGTTGCAATTGATCCAGCATCTATTACTTGCCGTGCTACGGTAACAAATTTCTAAATCGTGATTAAAACTACATCACTTCTGCTAACCCTAATCCTGCCTCTTGCAGCAGAACGCACAGTGACCTTTGCATGGGACACTAGCCCCGATGCGGATTCATATACGCTATACGTTAACGGTTCGCCTGTAGCCAGCACTACCGAAACGCAAGTCACGGTTCAGATTCCTGACGGTAGAACCAACGTCAACGTCACAGGCGTAAACATCGCTGGCGAGTCTGAGCCGTCGGCAACGCTCGTCGTTCCCCCTGCGCCGACTATACCAAAAGGATTCCGTATCTCAAAAATCGTTCGCACTACCACTGCTACACCCAAATGAATCCATTCGACTCAACTGACCTCGGAACCAAATTTCTCTATGGCATCGGCGCTCCGATCGCCGGGCTAATTGTCAACATCGTCCCGGCTGAGATCAACCCATGGCTACAGACCGTGGCGCTGGTTGCAGCAATCATCGTCTCAACTCTCAGCGCCGTCTCAATCATCACCAAAAACCTAAAATAACCATGAACGCAATCATCGAAAAACTACGCGAAGAATCCACTTGGAAGGGGCTCATCGCAATTGCTATGGCATGCGGTATCCACCTAGATCCCGAGCTGCAAAATTCAATCCTCACTGTCGGCCTCGCTATCATGGGATTGATCAATATCAAAAGCAAATGAAACTCATACTCCTAATCATCGCACTCATCATCGCGGCTGTGTTGACTGGTTGCACGGTCACAAACAACCCAGACGGCACTTTCACCGGATCGATGGACTCGGCAACGGCAGTCGCCATCGCCAACCAGATGTTCGCCGATAAGTGACAGTGGTGCTGATGCTAGTCGAATACCACGAGAGCAATTAGTCATGGTGCATAGCGAGATCATAGCGCTACAGCGGCGCGTGGGAGCCGAGCCAGATGGATTCTGGGGGCCGCGGTCGATCGCGGCGTGTCGCGCTCACCTGCATGCTCTGATGCCGCACCCGTCACCGTGGCCGCTACAGTCTCAGTCGGCGCTCCAAGCATTCTACGGATCGCCAGGGAATGAAAACAATCTAGACAAAATTACGTTTCCTTATCCGACTTTTTACCAGGGCAAGCAGGTGCTGACCACTCGGGTTCACCAGGACTGCGCTCACTCTCTCATGCGCGTACTTGAGGACATCAAGTCGCGGCATGGCAGCGACATGGCGGTGATGCGGATCGCCTCGGACTATGCTGGCGTGTACAATTTTAGAAACAAGCGCGGCGGCAACACCTACTCACTACATGCTTACGGCGCGGCGATTGACCTGGCACCCAGCACCAACGGATTCAAGGATGCGTGGCCGGTCAGGTCGAACATGCCCATTGAGATCATCGAATGCTTCTACCGCCAGGGCTGGATTTCTGGTGCGGTCGAATGGGGCTATGATGCCCAACATTTTCAGGCGACTCAGTGAAAAAACTTGATGCCGTCGGCTGGCAAAATCGCACGGCGGTAGTGCCTAAACAGAGTCACCGATCCTTGGGTGTGACCCATGGCATTTTTCGTTGCTTCCTCACCGTGGGCCGCAAGATAGTTTGAGGCGAACGTGTGCCTCAAGACATCGTGCATTTCGCTGATGCCAGCATCGCGACGAATGCGCTGCCATGCTCGCCGCCAGTTCGGGGGAGTAACTGGTCCAGACAACGGGTGGCCGCGCAGCAGACGACCGAGCCGGGCGCTGATCGGGATGTAGCGGTCGCTGCTGGTCTTACTGATCTGGGCGGCGATGTAAATCTGATCAGTGATCGCCGACCACTCGAGGCGACCAATCTCCCCGTTCTGCGCGTCCGGTCGGATTCCGGCAAAGAGCAACAGCGCAACCACACGGCGCTCAGCAGCACACTCACAGACACGCAGCAATCGAGCGCACTGGGCGACGCTGAGGATCTCGATCGCAGAGGCTTTACGGTGGCGAGGTCGGAAATTCACCACCGCCAGAATTCGCGTCGATTTCATGTCGAGGCTAGACTGTTTCAGCGCCGGTTGGACGACCCGTAAAGCGGCCTCGATGGCGACGCGGTCGATGCCGTGGCACCTACGCTGCATAAACTCTGGAGGCAACCAACGAGGGATCGCGGTCATGCTGAGTCGGTACGAGTTTGACCAGGCATTTTCCATCGCGGTGATGGTCCGCAGGTATCGATCGCAAAACAACTCTGCGCTCGAGGAGTTGAACTTCGCCACCGCCATAGAGGCAGCTTCAAAAATGGTGATGCCGGTGCCTTCCAGCAGCGCCGCAGCGCGAACCGCATCGATGGCAAGCGCGGCGGGAATCATGCTGCCACGCATGCCAGCAGCATGCTGAGATTTAACTGCGGCCGCGAATTTCTTGGCCGCAGACTCGGTGGTGAAAAATTTTCTCACCCGCTTAGCCGATGCCGTCATCGATGGCCCGATCGATACCATCCAACCTCCTTCGGTGAGCGTCGGTTTGAATGTATTTAACCTACCCATTTGGTGCCAGAATTGGTTGCCACAATTGCCACTATTGCCATTTGAAGAGTGCTTTTGAGTGCTTTTGAGTAACTTCAAATCCTAGCAAGTACAAGGAATTTTGGAGCCGCTGGTCGGAATTGAACCGACGACCTATTCATTACGAAGAATTAACCGACCCTATATGAACACTAGGAAGTTTATGATTTAGTGGCAAAGTTGCCAAATAGTTGCCACTAAAATATTATTTTTTGTCTGGTTTGCTGTCTTTCTCTTCAATCTCGCGAACTGCTTTTTCAAGCTGCACAACGCACCATTGCGCCATGTTCCGATGATCGGCCTGTGCGTGTTTGAATATTTTATTTTTCAGCTCTATCGGCATTGAAACGCCAAGAACTGTTTTGTTAGACGAGCGTGCTTTGTTTGTTTTCATTCTTGGTCTTTGTCAGAATTTGTTTTTTCTGCACTACCATTTTTTCCGTTTTGTAATTCAAGATATTTTTGTTGTACAAGGGCAAGATGGCTTGTGTTTACCTCCATAAGTGTTTGCAAACCTAACGCTAACGCATCCCTACACATCGTTGATTTTGGTTTTTTATAAATAACCATTACTTCCGTTAGTAAGTCGAGTATCTCAGTATCGACACGAAAATTAAGCATATTTTTTTTCATGGGTTAACACGTTAAGACATAATGCGTTTGTAAGCAAACAATAATTATTTGTTGGTCTTTGTAAAATAATCGTTGACGTTTGTATTACGTTTGTCTTACGTTTTTTGCATGGCTAATGAAGAACAAGCAATTATCAACACCGACGTGCCGATTACGGTGCGTATTTCCGCTCAATTAAACGCTGAAATTGAGGCATCAGTCATCGCGACCGGTCTCAAAAAAAGCGACGTAATCCGCCTCTCTATCTTGAGAGGATTGGAAATCTTAACGGGTCAACTGTCGTCATGAAAATCACGCTAGCCATCCTTGTTGGAATCAACCTCACCGTGTGGCTTGTGGTCACCGTCATGTACCAGCAGGCATGAAACTGCTGACCGCTGCACAACTCGCCGAGTTACTCGGCATGAACACGGCGGTGGTGCTGAGATGGCACCGCGCCGGTCGGATCCCGTCGAAGATCGACACCAACTTGCCATCATCCTCGACCTCCGACTCGTACACCCGGCGGCGCTTAATTCGATTCGTCTACGATGACGTCATCGAGGCGCTGCATGCCACGGCACCCAAAGCGGACCCATCCTTCTTGGTCTACTAAATGAACCACGAACGCATGATCACCTACTACAAGAGGCGTAAACGCCGCCAACGGCTGAACCACCTCGGGTGGTTATCGCTGGCGACCATAACCATTATGGTTGCGACCATAACCATTCTCATTCTCACCAAATAGACACCATAACCTTTTTACTTTTATGAAAAACGAAATTGAAAAAACACAAAAAACGTCTGCCCTGGCGCTCATGGCCGAGAAGTACTCGGTCGATCCAGACAAGTTGCTGGCCACTCTTAAAAACACCGTCTTTAAAGGCGCGACCAACGAGGAGTTGCTTAGCCTGGTGGTGGTGGCAAATGAGTACGGCCTCAACCCGCTGCTCAAGGAACTCTACGCTTTTCCAAACAAAGGCGGCGGCATCGTGCCGGTGGTATCAGTCGACGGCTGGATCCGGATGTGCAACGACCATCCGCACATGGACGGCATCCAGTTCGTCGAGTCATTCGACGAGGGCAAGCTGGTCAGCGTGACCTGCACGATCCACCGCAAAGACCGCGCTCATCCTACCTCGGTCACTGAGTACCTCGCCGAGTGCAAACGCGCCACCGACCCATGGAAGATGGAGACGCGGATGCTGCGGCACAAGGCGCTCATCCAGTGCGCTCGGGTGGCGTTTGGATTCTCGGGGATTCACGACGACGACGAGGCGCGGACCATTTCTGGCATGCGCGATGTAACACCGAGCGCACCGGCCGCAGTGGTGTCGTTCGCTCTGCCTAAAAACTCACAGGAAATCCTAAACGGAGCAACAGCATGAACTACCCAGAATGCGAATTGATCGACTGCGACCAACGCAGCGACGAATGGTTTGAAGCACGACGCGGCCACCTCACGGCAAGCGGCATGGGTGCCTGGTTGACCAAGAGCGATAAGACGAGCCACAAGGCGCGCATCACGGCGACGAGCCAGGTGCTGGCGGAAATTGCTGGTTATCCAGACCCCAAGGTGTTTGTCACGCCGGACATTCAGCGCGGTATCGAGCAGGAGCCGGAGGCCATCCAAGAGTTTTCCAAATTGACCGGGCTACTCGTGGACTCGATCGGTTTTGCCAAGAGCAAACACGGCCTGTTCGGATGTTCGCCAGACGGTTTGATCCTAGAGACAGGCGAAGGACTCGAGATCAAATGTCCGAGGGCAAGCAAGCTGCTGACCTACCACCAGATCGGCGGACTGCCAGACGAGTATCGGGACCAGGTACACGGGTCACTCGCGGTGACCGGCGCGATAGGATGGCACTTCTATGCCTACCACCGTGGCTTGCCTAGCTTCCATGTCTATGTACAGCGCGACGAGTACACCGCCCAGATGCTAGAAGGACTCAAGGCATTCGATGTATATCTTAAAGCAACGTCCGAAAAACTTCAAGCACTCGCGGCATCATGACGAAACACAACGCACACGAATTTCTGCCACTCTTGCAAGCATTGGTGGATGGTAAAAACTTACAATTCAAATCCGGCGAATTTGGTAATTCTTACTGGGAAGACTTTGGAGAAACTGAAGAAATCGGTTTTTACGACTTGCCAGAACACTACCGGATCAAGCCGGAACCTAGAACATGGGTAATATATCAAAATGTATATACCCACCAAATCTCGCACAATTGCTATAGTGATTCAAACTGGGAACGCATCGAGGTGCAGGAGGTGCTGAAGTGACTGACACACCAGAAACAGACAACCTAGCGCGAGGCAATCATGTTGTCCCTACCGAGTTCGCACAACAATTAGAACACGAGCGCGACGAGGCGCGAAAGACCGTTAAATCATTAAGGACGACATCATTAGACCTTCTTGCTCGGCTTAAAAAAACGCAAGATGTGCGTGACAGGCTGGCAAAAGAACCATCTGCATGGACAATAGATTGGCAGGCAGGCCCGTATCCAGACACAATGCGAGTTGTGCTGGCGACTGACGGTGAGATAATGTATGTGGCGACCTACACCAAGCATGACGGCTGGCAGGAAGTACATACATGCGAAAAGATCGACTACTACATAACCTACTGGGCTGAGATGCCAGCACTACCACAAGTATGAGCCAGCAGAGATTTTTTGAAGTAGAAGATGTGGCGGCGAAAAAGGCAGATGCGAACCGCAAAAGGTCTGCATCTATGAAACGCGCTTGGGAAACAGGCAAAGGGACGCTAGGCGAAAGGGTTAGGCGTGAAGAAACGCCGTGCAAATGTGGATGCGGGAATCTAGCGGAACTGGATCGGCTATACGCGAAAGGATGCTATGACCCAGGCGCTGCGCATCGTGGAAAGAAACACGGCGACGAATGGAAGGCAAAACAAGCCGAAGGCGTCAAAAGAGCCTATGGCGAAGGCAAGATGCAGCACGCGGTCAATCAGACTCCTGAGTTCATCGAAAATCGGATCAAGTCATTGCGCGGCAGAAAGAGATCGCAAGATGCTTGCCGCGCCACAGGCGAAGGCGTGCGGAAAGCATGGAAGGAAGGGAAATATCACGGGACGAAAGTCGGGGGGACGCGGGAACAGATGGACTCAATCAGAGCGATGCGAGACATGGAAACGCTGAAGCCTAAAATGTCGGCAAATCTCAAAAAGCAGAATGCGGAATGGAAAGAGTCTGGCCAGTTGGACGAAATCCGCCGCAAGGCCGGTAACGCAACCGGAATGCTCGATCACCTCGCCGCTAAGGTCTGGATCATCCGTGACCCATACGGCAACCCTCACAAGTTCAGTAATCTTGCGGAATGGGCGCGGCAAAACAAACACCGATTCGTGGATGATCGTCCTGAATCTCGCGCTCCGTTCTGGAAAAGGATTGCGGGAGGAATCACCGATCTTCTGAAAAAGGATGGGCGTTCTTGTTCTTATCGCGGGTGGACTGCCGTCAGCAAGCTGGAGCTTGACGCAGGCGGAATGGATCTACTCGGGCGCGATTATTTTCAGCAGAACGAAAAGAACAAATCAAATGAGCCAGCAGAGATTTTTTGAAGTAGAAGATGTGGAGGTGAGAAAATCCAAATGGATGAAGCGACACTATATCAATGTGATTACAAAACCAGAGGACATGATGCCATACAAAGTATACCACGGCATGGATAGAATATGCAGCGGCTGCGACGAGCATGCCGCTCTCCTAACGGCCTCTAAATTACTGGGAATCAAATCATGGTTGATAGAAGCATGATCTACATCGGCATCGACAACGGACTCAGCGGGGCGCTCGTGGCGATTAGTAGTCACCCGGGGCCGCCGATCGACATGGTGCTGATGCCGACCCGTAGCCAAGTCAAGGGCAACGAGGTCGATCCGGTGGCACTCAAGGAGTGGCTATACCTAGTGGGACCGCCGCACACCATGACAGCGATTCTTGAAACGCCTGGCAAACACTCACCAGGTGTGATGGCGCTCTGCTCGATGTGGGACAGCTACGGTTGCATCCGAGCGGTGCTGGAGTGCCTAGGCATTCGCCATCACCGCATCAGCCCACAGAAGTGGCAGAAGGTCATGATCGCTGGGTGTGCTAAGGGCGACACCAAGCCAGCGGCCGCAGTAAAGGTGCGGCAGCTATGGCCGACCGAGACGTTCTTGGCAACAAAGAGATCCACGGTGCCACACGGTGGACTCATCGACGCAGCACTCATCGCCGAATACGGCCGACTTAACCATCTATGAACCAATACGAAATACAAGGAATCCTGCATCACATCGCCGATGTGCAGGTGTTTGAAAGCGGCTTTAAAAAGCGGGAATTTGTCATCCAGATCGAGGACGGCAAGTATCCACAGAACATTAAAATCGAGGCGATCAAGGATGACGTTCTATATCTAGAATCCTACCTGCTCGGAGATAGCATCAGTTGTTCATTCAACCTCCGAGGCAACGAGTACAACGGTAAATTCTACGTCAGTTTGCAAGCGTGGAAGTTTGACCGCAAGAAGCCAGGCGCGGCACCAGCACCGGCACCGCAACGATCCGCAATGCAAAGCGGAGCCAAGCCACCAGCAAAGGTATACGAAAAGAATGAGGACGACGATATCCCATTCTAAAGATTTCTGATCGGGACCAGAAAAAAGGACAAGGCACAATGCATCGCCTCACCGGGATAACTCGGTGGGGCTTTCTGGGTGAGATGAAAACCAACCAACAACTACAGGACGAGCTACTCGACGCACAACGGATGATCGAGAAGCTGAAGGCCGAGCTAACCCGGGCGCTCGATGCCTTGGTGGTGGCACACAAAACCTACACTGAGAAAGCTGCTTAACCATGGCCGGAGATTGGATCAAATTTGAACACGCGACGATCGATAAGCCAGAGGTTTATCAGATCTCGGACATGCTCGAGATTGAACCGGAGGAGGTCATTGGAAGGCTTTTGAAGATCTGGGTATGGGCAGACCAACAAGTGTTTAAATGTGACGCTGTCAGCGTAACAGAAAAGACACTCGATCGTATCGCTGGTCGTAACGGTTTCGCAACAGCAATGCGCACAGTCGGTTGGATTGAGGGTAAAAGTGGTTTTTTGACCTTTAGCAACTTCAGTAGGCACAACGGTCAGACCTCTAAGACTAGGTCACTTACAGCGAAAAGAATGAAAAAAAAGCGTGACGCTGACAGCGTAACACCATCGTCACCAGAGAAGAGAAGAGAAGAGAAGAATATAAAGAAGGAGTTTCCCATTTCTCTCGACACGGATGCATTCAGAGCGGCGTGGAACAATTGGAAAGAATATCGAAAGCAGGCGAACCTCAAAGCGTGGTCGCCGATGACCGAGAACGCGCAGCTCAACAAGTTGAGCGCGATGGGAGCGGTGAACGCCGTGACGGCCATCGAGACGAGCATTCGGATGGGCTGGCAAGGTGTGTTTGAGCAGAAGCCGATGAAGAAAGACAGCTTCACCTCGGCGGATGTCGGACTAGGCAGAAACTTCACCTCAGCGGAGGTCGGGATATGAGCCGAGCAATGCCAAGCGCGGTGATGGCAGAGAAGGCCGTGGTGTCATGCATGATCCAGAACCCGAGAGGATTCGTGGGACGAGCCGCAGCGGAGGGACTCGATGAGGCGGCATTCTGGCACCTCGGACCGCTGAGGTCGGCGGTGATCGATTTCTACAAAGCCGATCCCGAGATGGAGGGCGAGATCGACATGGTGGCGCTTGTACAAGGGATGGCGCTCGATGGGACATTGGACCGATCCGGTGGACCAGCGGCGGTGTACGAGGCCTACACTTACGCGATCAACCCGGCTGGGTGGTCGAAGTGGTCGCAACAACTCAGAGAGGCGAAAGCTCGCAGGATAGCCATCACGGGCGCGGTGACGCTGGATGGGGCAAATGACAGCGAAGAGGCTATCGAGACGGCTAAAGGCACCTTAGCGGCACTCACAGCGGCCATCAGCGGCAAACTAAGGGCGGTGACCGCTAGGGACGCGGCCAACGCGTTTATTGATTCCTACCAGAACGATCACGCCGCCGGTGACATCCCCGGGGCTAGCACTGGCATCGCCGAGTTGGACGCGCACAGCGGCGGCATGAGGGCGGGTGAATTCTGGGTGATCGGGGGCAAACCGAGCCGAGGCAAATCTGTGCTGATGTTGCAGATCGCATCCGAGTTTATAGCCAACAGCAAAACGGTGGCGGTGTTTAGCCTGGAGATGATGGCGAACGAGATCATCGGCCGACTAATCTCGACCATGGTGCATGTGGACTACGGGACTATCACCCAGCCTCGCAGTGCGAACACTGGAGACTTGGCAAAGATCAAGCGCGGGGTGGCAAATTTGATAGGTAGCAACCTGTGGGTGGATTGCTCGCCAGGACAAACGCTGGACACGATAGAGACTGAGGCCGAGCGCATCCGTGATGTGAACGGTAGCATATCGCTGGTGGTGGTGGACTACCTGCAACTCATCCGTGGATCTAGAGCGCGGGGTGAAAGCCGGGAAGAGGAGATTGCCAAGGTGAGCGGGGGACTGAAGCAACTGGCAAAACGACTACAGTGTCCGGTGATCAGCGCGACTCAACTCAACGACTCGGGCCAGACGCGGGAGTCACGGGCGATCGAGCAGGATGCGGATGCTCTGCTGATGATCGTCGAGGACGGGATTAAGATTTGTAAGCTGAGGAACGGACAGCGGGACTCGACGATGAAACTAACACTGGACGGGCAGTATCAACGGTTTAACCATCAGTGATGCACCCGTGTCGATACCCATGCTGCGCACAGCTACTGGCTAAGCCAGGGTATTGTTCGACGCATGCCAAGTACGCACCCAACAAGCACAAGCTGTACGACATTACACGTCGTCAAGATCCAGCGCTGAGAAAAGCCGCGATGTTCAGATCATCATCGAGGTGGCAGAAAGCAAGAAGATTGAAGATAGCAACCTCGCCGATGTGCGAGGATCCGTTCGGCTACCACACACACCGTGGCCTTACAGGGAATGCTGACCAAGTACACCACATCAAACCATTGGTGACGCACCCAGAACTGTGCGACGACCAATCGAATTTGATGAGCGTCTGCACCAAGTGCCACGCTCGCCTCGAGTCTGAGGCTTAATCTACCCTGGGGGGGTGGTCTAAAAGTCTATATCTATTAGAACAAAGAC